ACTGCGTTCTATAGCCGATATTCCCGCGCGCATTGAGCACAAGCGCAACGTGCTAGTGCCTACCTATTTACCCCTGGTAACTGCCTACGCCGAAAGCGGCGAAAACGCACCCAACGACATGTTGGTAAACGTTGTTATTTGGCTATTGGATATTGGCGACATAGACCGCGCGTTACCGCTGGCCACGCTTGCCATAGAGCAAGGCCAAGCAATGCCCGAGCGTTTTAAAACCGACTTACCCACCTTTGTTACCCGCACCCTTTGCGATTGGGCCGAGGGCGAATACCAAGCCGAAAACAGCGCCAGCCCGTATTTGGAAACCGTTGTAAATTTAGTGCAGGCCAACACCTGGCCCGTTGACGAAATTATTGTGCTTACCCGGCTGTACAAAATTATGGCCCGGTACTGCGAAAAGCAAAACGACCACCGCGCAGCGGTAACGTATTACGAAAAATGTATTGCCGTTAACCCCGAAAAGCACGGCGTTAAAACGCGGTTACACATTGCCAAAAAGTTGGCAGAACAAGCTACCCCACCAACACCACCAGCGGCAACCAGTGACGAATGGTGAATTCGCCCATTGTGCGCCGTTTGGCTGGTGTCTTC